ATAGTGCTGATGCACCACTGTTACCAGCAACCCCGTTATTTCCATTTGTACCTGAAGAACCTGATGTTCCACTTACAGCAGACAAACCTTTATTACCGTTATTACCTGATGTACCGTTAGACCCAGTTGAACCAGAGGTTCCACTTAGAGCAGAAACTCCTTTATTACCATTATTACCATTAGTACCGTTAGAACCAGAGGTTCCAGATAAACCACTATTACCATTACCACCGTTATTCCCGTTTGTTCCTGAAGAACCGTTTGAACCAGATAGTGCTGAAGCACCACTGTTACCAGCAATACCTGCTGTACCATTTGTACCAGAAGATCCATTAGATCCTGATAGTGCTGAAGCACCGCTGTTACCAGCTATACCATTATTTCCGTTTGTACCCGAAGAACCAGAGGTTCCACTTAGAGCAGAAACTCCTTTATTACCAGCTACACCAGAAGTTCCGTTAGAACCTGACGTACCAGTTGAACCCGATAGTGCTGAAGCACCACTGTTACCAGCGACTCCATTATTTCCATTTGTACCTGAAGTTCCGTTAGAACCAGACAACCTAGACAAACCACTATCACCAGCTATACCATTAGTACCAGACGTACCAGAAGATCCATTAGACCCTGATAGTGCTGAAGCACCGCTGTTACCAGCTATACCATTATTTCCGTTTGTACCCGAAGAACCAGTTGATCCAGACGTACCACTTAAAGCAGACACGCCTTTATTACCAGCCGCACCAGAAGTTCCGTTAGAACCAGATGTACCAGTTGAACCAGATAGTGCTGAAGCACCACTATTACCAGCTACACCATCATTTCCATTTGTACCCGAAGAACCTGATGTACCAGATAGTGCTGAAACACCTTTGATTCCATTATTACCTGACGTACCATTAGACCCAGTTGAACCAGAGGTTCCACTTAGAGCTGAAGCACCACTATTACCAGCTATACCTACTGTACCATTTGTACCTGAAGATCCGTTTGAACCCGATAGTGCTGAAGCACCGCTGTTACCAGCGACTCCATTATTCCCATTTGTCCCTGAAGATCCAGACGTCCCGCTTAAAGCGGATACACCTTTATTACCAGCTACACCAGAAGTTCCGTTTGAACCAGATGTACCAGTCGACCCTGATAGTGCTGAAGCGCCGCTGTTACCAGCAATCCCGTTATTTCCGTTTGTACCCGAAGATCCGTTTGAACCCGATAGTGCTGAAGCACCGCTGTTACCAGCGACACCAACGGTACCATTTGTACCAGAAGATCCATTAGACCCTGATAGCGCTGAAGCACCGCTGTTACCAGCTACTCCGTTATTTCCGTTTGTTCCTGAAGACCCAGAGGTTCCGCTTACAGCAGAAACTCCTTTATTACCAGCTACACCAGAAGTCCCATTAGAACCTGATGTACCAGTTGATCCTGATAGTGCTGAAGCACCGCTGTTACCAGCAACTCCATTATTTCCGTTTGTACCTGATGTACCATTAGAACCAGATAATGCACTTAAACCACTATTACCAGCAATACCGTCATCACCATTTGTCCCTGAAGAACCAGATGTACCACTTAAAGCGGATACGCCACTATCACCATTTAGACCAGAAGTTCCGTTAGAACCAGAAGATCCTGAAGATCCCGAAACACCACTCTGACCAGAAGATCCAGCTGTCCCACTAGTACCAGAAACTATTTCAGAAAACTGAAACTCACCAGTATTATTGTTGTATGAAACGAAATGTGTAGGATTTACGTCTTCTGTTAAACTAGAAACACTAAGGGTATCTAAAGAGACATCCTTAGTGTTTTCAAATTCACTAGTCACACTATTATAAGCTAGTAAATCCCCATTTTGAGGATTTAATAGTACGATATCGTTAAGATCCCCTATACCGAGGTCTTCAATTACCGTTTTAATATTTTCGAAGTTAGTATCTAACTCTGTATACGAGAGCGCTCGACCTAAATCATTTCTAAGGTATATTGTTACTGTAGCCATTTATTTATGTAATTTTAGTACACATATAAATAGTACGCAACTGCGTTAAGTTTTAGTTTTTACTTAAAATTTTTCTACCTTAAGAGTTACTTTCGGTCTACCCAAACTAACATTCATAGTTATAGATATAGAACCAGACTTAGGTAATCTTTTATTTAACATCTCATCTGATATAGGGTCCTCTATATACTTGCGTATCGTCCTATTTATTTCTCTAGCACCATAAATCTTATCATACCCTTCATTTAAAATGAATAACTTAGTTTTTTTATCGACTCTAAGCTTAAAACCATTTTCTGATAACCTTTTAGCTAAATTCTTAATTTGTATATCAATAATCTTAGTTATATCATCTTCACTTAAATAATTAAAATGTATTATCTCATCTAAACGGTTAATAAATTCTGGTTTAAAAGTACGCTTCATGTTCTTATCGATTATACTCTTAATATTCTCTAAATCATCTGTTTTAGAAGAAGAATCACTAAACCCCATTTTCGTACCGAAATCCTGAACCTCTTTCAATCCTATATTGGAAGTCATTATGATTAACGTATTTTTGAAGTTAATCTTTCTACCATTAGCATCAGTAAGAAAACCCTCGTCCAGTAATTGCAACATAACATTGAAAATATCTGGGTGAGCTTTCTCTATCTCATCAAAAAGTATTAGGGAGTAAGGTTTATTCTTAACTTTCTCAGTTAACTGACCACCCTCGTTATAACCAACGTATCCAGGAGGGGCACCTATAATCTTACTTATATTAAACTTTTCTGAATATTCAGACATATCCAATCTTATTATAGAATCAGAAGAACCAAAAACACTTTCAGCTAAAGACTTAGCTAATTCGGTTTTACCAACCCCAGTAGGTCCAATAAAAAGGAAAGAACCTATCGGTTTAGATTGTTCTCTAAAACCAGTTTTATTTCTTTTTATAGAGGACACAACCTTTTCGATAGCCTCACTTTGACCAATAACTGAACCAGACAAAGTATCACTCATTTTAAGTAGTTTATTTATATCAGATTCGGTTACCCTACTAACAGGTATACCAGTCATCATAGAAACAACATTAGAAATCATTTCTGGTTTGATAACCACCCTAGATTCATTAATACTCAATCTCCAAGAAACATTAGCTTCTTCTAACTTAACTAATAATTTCTTCTCTTTATCCCTTAAACCAGCAGCTTTTTCAAAGTTCTGTGATTTAACCACACTAGACTTCTCATCTCTTATCTCCTTTATAGCTAATTCTAGATCTTTAATTTCTTTTGGTGTTTTAGTTGATACCTGAGCCCTAGAACCAACCTCATCCATAATATCGATAGCTTTATCAGGGAACTCTCTGTTGGTTATATACCTATCAGCTAGATTTACAATTTCATCTATAGATTCATCTAAATACTCAACCTTATGGTAATCCTCGTACTTATTTTTTATATTTTTAAGTATCTCTTTAGTTTCCTCCAAAGAAGTTGGGTTAACCATAACTTTTTGGAATCTTCTATCTAAAGCACCATCCTTTTCGATATGTTCTCTGTATTCGTCTATAGTAGTAGCACCTATACATTGTATTTCACCCCTAGCCATAGCTGGTTTAAATACGTTAGCAGCATCTAAAGATCCAGATGAATTACCAGCACCGACTATGGTATGAATCTCATCTATAAATAAAATAACATCAGTATTCTCCTTAACCTCATCTATTACCGATTTAATTCTCTCCTCAAATTGACCTCTATACTTGGTACCCGCAACTAAAGAAGTCATATCTAATGTTACAACTCGTTTACCGATCAAAGTCCTAGGACATTCACCATTAGCTATCTTAATAGCTAAACCCTCAGCTATAGCAGTCTTACCCACACCTGGGTCCCCTATCAATATAGGGTTATTCTTCTTCCTTCTACTTAATATTTGACAAACCCTGTCAACCTCATGAGATCTACCTATAACTGGGTCTAATACATCCTCTAAAGCTAATTTGGTTAAGTCTCTACCAAAACCATCTAACATAGGTGTTTTACTTTTAGAGTTTTCATTAGTCTTCCTTCTAATTCTAGGTGACTCATCTTCGTTCGGTGTTATATTCATATTTGTTTTATTTGTTAATTGTTTTATTTTTCTATATACAAATGTTTTTGTTAGACCAAAATCTTTAAACAACTTAACGAAAGCAGAATCTACTTCCATTGAGATCTTAAAAAAAGTTTCTACTGTCACGTACTCTTCAGTCTTTTTCTTCAAAACACTATTTCTTATTACATCGTGTAACTCAGTTTCAAATGGTAATATGGTACTAGAACCATCAGCTAGACCATCTGACGTTCTTTTTATTAGGTTATACATGTCATCTATAAGTAAGTCGAAATCAGTTACCTTATTTTTAACTATTTCTCTAACCATATTATCTGTAACTAGTATACCGTAAACAACATGTTGTAATCTAAGTAATGAGTCATCATATTTTAACGCTAAAGACTGCCCTTTTGTAAAAGCCACCCTAAGTTCGTTAGTCATTCTTTCCTTCATATTATAATTTGTTTTAAACAAAGATAGCATTATACTTTACAATATCAAAAATTATTCTACCTTTTATTCAAATATAAATATACATGGAAAAGATTACAATCTATTTTAGAAGTGGTGATGTTAAGGAATATACTGGTAAATTAACCAGTACTAGTCTGACTGGTAACAACTTAATGGTCACAGAAAAAGAGACAACAAAAACTGAAGAAGGTGATTTGTTGGTTACAACAACTAAATTATATAGTCTAGACACTATAGACCGTCTAGTTAAAATAACGCCTACTAGAACATTTGAATATACATATGCCAGTGACAAGTAAAGAGTATTTAGGTGAAAACATAGTAGCCAAGTACGAGAGTTCGAACATACAACAAGGGACATACAATATCCCATCTAAAAAATTGATAGTGGTATTTAAGAGTGGCGCCTCATATGAATATGATGATGTACCTCACGATGTATTCGCTGAATTAAACCTATCCGAAAGTCAAGGTAAGTACTTTAATACTAAAATATCTAAAAACTATACTTACAGAAAGCTATAACATGGAATTTAAGATATCTAATGACTCTAGTGTGCAGATAACCCTAAATGAGGTTGTAAAAGTAGCTGTAAATGGTGACTATGGTTACCGAGTAGAGTGGTTTTACGATAACGAATTTCTAGGTGATATGTATTTAAACGGAGGTACCTGGGGAAGTATGTTGATGCCAGAGATAGGCGATTGGGTGATAAAATTATATTCTGAAAACAATGAATTAGTTAAAACCTATAACTTTGAGTTAGATAATAGTGATTTATTGGTAATTTTCGATAATGATGGTAATAGTGACGAAGAATTCTACACGCGCATTAAAGAATACGCTTTAGGTTTAACCAATGATTTAAATGTGAATCTACACGTATACTTTAAAGGATCTGAATTATGTGATTTTTATGATACCAATATAAAACCATTAAGATTGAATGATAAAATAAGTAAGTTTGATATGATATACAATAAAGTTATATAATGGATAATCTAGTTAAAATATACGAAAAAACTTTATCTAAAGAGGTGTGTGATTTTATAATCAATGAGTTTGAAACATCTAGTGAACAAAGTGAAGGTATAAGTGGTGCTGGTGTTAATAAATCAGTTAAATCATCTACAGACCTTATGATACACTTAAACCTAGATAACGATAATTGGTTATACATATACGACTATCTGAGAGAAAATTTATTGTCTAATCTAGTTGATTACATCACACAAAACCCATTCATGACCATAAACGGTGATTTTAAATCTAAATCTTCTGCGGTTATGAGTGCACAATCCTGTTATGTAGCAGGTAATAATGGTGTACCACATATGCAAATGCAAAGATATATAGATGATCAAGGGTACTATGCTTGGCATCACGAGAACGAAGGAGGGTCAACCTCCAAAAGAGAATTATTCTTTATATATTACCTTAACGATGTTGAGGGTGGTGAAACTGAATTTAAATTCAATCAACAAAAAGTTAAACCAGAAACTGGTAAATTAATTATGGCACCAGCCCTATGGACACATAAACATAGAGGTAACCCACCATTAAAAGGTCAAACTAAATACATTATCACTGGTTGGATAGAAAAAACAGATGACCATCAGATAGCTCAAGAATTTGCTGATGATTATCTAATATAAAAGGTTTTTTTATTAAAATACGTGTATTTATTACATATGGATGGTATTATAAAAAGTTTTAATGTGAACGACAGTTTAGCTCAAGATATTTGGGTTAACCATGATTCCGATAATTTTAAAGAAGTTAAATTAGATAAAGATATCAGAGATAGATTAATATCTATAACTAAAGACTTTATGGATAGTATGGGTATAGAAACTGTTGTGGTTGAAGATATCATTATAGTAGGTAGTATAGCTAATTATAACTGGTCTAAGTATTCAGATATCGACTTACACGTAGTTATAGATAAAGAAAAAGTAACAGATGACACCTTATTAGCTGATGAATTTTTTACTGCTAAAAAAGAGTTATACAACATAAAACACGATATAAGTATAAAAGAGTTTGACGTTGAGTTATACGCACAAGACATCAAGGAGACAGTAGATTCAGATGGTATATACAGTGTATTATACAACAAATGGATTAAAACTCCCACCAAAGATAAAGGTGAGGGTGTTATAGATAAAAAGGGTATAATAAAAAAAGTTAAAGATTTCGATAAAAAATTAACTAATATAATTAAAGAAACAGACCCAGAAGCTAAGATATTAAAAATAGATAAATTAAAAGCTAAGATAAGAGCCTACAGAAAAAGTGGTTTAACCAAGGGTGGTGAGTATAGTACAGAGAACTTAGTATTCAAATATCTTAGAAGATCTAAGTACCTAGAACAGTTAAGGGATTTAGGGATAGACATTAAAGATGAGCTATTATCATTAGAAAATGAAGTATATTGATTTTTTTAATAAAAGGCTTATATTTATAAGAAGAATAACACTTATTTAATAAATAGAAAATTATGAGACCAGTAGGTTCAGAGAAAATAGTAAACCCAGACGAAAAATTGTTAAGAATTTTAGAGATTGCTGGTATAAATAAAGACAGTATGAATGAAAATGTATCTAAAACTGGTACACCATCAGATGTCTTACACGAAGCATTAGCCTCTGACGGTACCGAATATGGTATTGTACAGGAAGAAAAACATGTTTACATAAAGGTTAAAAAAGAATCTGGTTACGAATATATTAGTGGTGTTCAAAACATACACGAACATTCTTACAGATCATACGCAGAAGCACTTAAGCATTTAAATATGATGTTTAAACAAATCAACGAAAATGTTGGTCATTCTGAAAATATAGATGTTTTAAAAAAAAAAGTCTAACTGAACGTTACGTTTTAAAAATTAAAGGAGCTGAATCTGATAATACGGATTCGGCTTCTTCTATTAATAACGATTCTGAATCGACTTCAGAGTTTGATGATACCGAAGATTTAGGTACTGATTTTAAACCAGAATCACCAGAAGATATGGGTGTTGACATGGAAACTGAATTAACTGATGATTCAGATATGATGGACACCGAAACCCCAGAAGATACCGAAGGGATGGTTGATGACGAAGAGATTGTAGATGATGAGATGAGTGATGAAGAACCAACTGAAGAACCAGCTGACGAAGAGAATATACTTAAATCTATACAGAAATTAACTGGTAAATTAGCTCAAAAAATGAGAAGTGGGTCTGAAGAACTAGAATCAAAGGATTACAAATACGTAGTTAACTCTATATTATCAGCGGTAGATATGAATAAAGTATCTGAAGACGATATGTCTGATATGTTAGATAAATTAGAAACCAAAGAGTCAGAATCAGAAGAACAAGAAATATCCGAAGAACCAATACACAACAATAGAAGACTTACGAAATCTATAATAGACGAATTTATAAATAAATAAATAAATTTGTTTTTATCAAACGTTTAACTTATTTTTGTATAAAAATATATTAAATATGATAATAGGTGTTTTAGGTAAAAAAAGGTCTGGTAAAGATACAACAGGTGATTATTTGGTTAATAATAAAGGTTTCACTAAATATAGCTTTGCTAACCCAATAAAAAGGGGTGCGATGGAATTATTCGGGTTTACCGAAGATCAAGTATTTGGCGACTCTAAAGATGAAATTGACCCTTCTTGGGGTATAACCCCTAGATTAGTACTACAGATAATGGGTACTGAAATATTCCAATACGACATACCAAAACACATACCAGAATTAAAAGCTTTAGGTAGATCATTCTGGGTGAAAAGATTCCAACAATGGTATGAAAAAAATAACGATTTAGATGTGGTTATATGTGACGTAAGGTTTCAACACGAAGTAGACGCTATACTTAATATGGGTGGCGTTATTTGGTCGGTTAATAGACCAAACTTAAATAATGTAGACGGTCACGCCTCAGAGAAGGAAATGGACTCCATAACTGGTATAAATAAAGAAATTATTAATAATGGTACTTTAGAGGACCTATATTTAAAGGTAAATAATTCTTTAAGTGATTTACAAGAATAATTTAGCAGAACTATTATCGGTACACGACTTTAATGTTGATAGAAGTATAGCAGAAACTCTATACCACTCTTTTAAAGATGAAATATCTTGCAAAAGAGATATACACCTAGGTATATTTAGTATGTTTGATAAATTTAATCCCACCTTCGTATTTATTTACGATAAATCAAATGGTGTTAGTCTAGAAGGTATTAGGTTTTTATTACTTAAAACCCAGGTAGAAGATTTCATGTTAGACACCTTCGACTTCATTTTTAATGGTAGTGATGATTATTCTGATGCAGAATGGAAGAGTGGAACTATAAGTGATTATGATGAGTGTTTTATTAGGTTGTGAATTTATTTATCCTAACCAGTAACTTACCATCACCTTTTATAACCCTATGCCAATCATGTCTCTTTATAGATAAAGACTTATTATTACACAATTTAATAGGTAGTTCGTTATCAAATTGAAACATCCAACCTTCACCACAGTCAATTACCTCAACCAACCTATCCTCTTTATCTCTATGCCACATCAATTCGATAGGGTCTATATCATCCCCAAACTCTCTAATGATACAACCAGACTTTAACTCGGTATCGATATAAGGTTTACCAGTACCCACTAAAGTTAGATTTTAAACCTAATAAACTTGCGTATCTAGGTAGTCTACAAGACCAGTATGATGCCTTAGTTCTATCCTTCTTATTAGCACAGTCATGTCTGGCCGCAAATGATTTCCTAGCCTTAGGGTCGTTTAGTTTAACAGAAAGACCAGTAGTATCACCAAAAGAAACTTTCTTTATACCACCATTAGGTTTCCTAACGTAAACATAGAACTTCTTAGAACCACCTCGCTTTGGTTTGTTTAATTTAACATCCCTACCTTTATATTCAGCCTCATTTACACCATCAACAATACCCAGTAAAACTTTTCTAGCTTTAGCATCCAAATCTGAAGGTTTAATTAATTTAGCTGGTATTGTCTTCATATTAGAACCCAACGCTCTTTGAGCTCTATGGTTACCATCTAAAATCCATTGAATCTCACCAACCTCGTTAACCATAATTAATATAGGGTATTGTTCGGAAACTTCAACCTGTTCAACTCTATCCAGCTCCTCAGGGTTACCATCCCAACCTAACACTACATCCGCTAATTTATCCGTCGGATAATCCTTTTTAGGTATATCTTTAGTCATAACTAAAATATCCTGTAGAGTGATCTTTTCACCCTCGTCATTTTCCCAAGAAGTATCTGAACCCTGTTCAGCTAAAATAGGGAGATCTAAGGGTACTTTAAGACCATTATACTCACCAAAGGTACCTAGACTAGTATTTTCAAAAAGAAATGAATCAAAACCGTCTAAATTAAGTGATCCTCTCTCCCACATCTCTCTAGCTTCTCTAATTAAATCCATGTGCTTATAACTACCAGGTCTATAAATATTTTCTATCAATGGTATATTGTTATCTAAATGATATGTTATACTTTCGTTTAACTCTACCATATCAGAAAGAACATCTAATTTCTCGTTAAGTCTCTCTTCAATTTTTAACTCTAAACACTCCTCACAAACGAACTCTGATTCAGAAAATAGTGATTCAAACTCTTTATTGTTGTACATATCGTTAATAACCTCAAATACGAAAAAAAGATCTTTATACTTAGGGTTAACCTTAACACTATACATGTCATTCTTTTTTTCCATCATAGGTTCACCGAAGTTATCCTTAGCCATTGATATATAAAAACTAGGGTCCTCACACTCTGGTGAAATTGAGAATAATTCGGAAACAACCTCTAAATCAACATCACCGTTAGATTTAGTGAAATCCAATACAGGCAACTTACGTATACCTATTTGCATAGCCATTATAGCTCTATGTCTACCATCACTATTCCTAACATCGGTCTTATCTAGCGAATATAAAGTTAAAGGGTCTAGTTTACCACCATTACTAACATGTGCGATAAGATCATTAATATTAGACCTAGTCTCATCAGTCATCTCCAATGGTTTAGCCTTCGATAAGAACTCATCTGGTGTCATATAAACCATTTCACCACCCCTAGCTTTATAATCAGAATCACCATACCACAACCCGATATCCTCTAACGGGTATTCTTTATAAAACCCTTCGTTTAATGAATCTAATATATCTTTTTTAGTAACAATCATAATACCCTCTTTAGTTATAAATATAATTAAAGTTAAGTAAATTTTTTTTTAAATAAATATATTGTCGTATATTTGAATTATGAAATACTTGGAAGCAGAATTGTACGAAAGTAAAGAGTGTGAATATACTTCACCCGTTTTAGTTAACCTGGATAAACTAATATCTAGGTTAAAGTCTGACACCCCAGAATATCATATAGACATTGATACTAAAAACGTATATTCTATTAACAGAGTTAATGATTGTATAAACCACATCAAAAAAAATATTAACAAAAAAGGTTCGTTAGAACTACCATCATTAGGGTTCCAATCTAATAAGATAGGTGTTATAGATGGTAGACACAGGATAATAGCCAACAAAAAAATTGGGTATACCCACATTTATGTAGATATACCCAATTCATATAAAGATATATTATTAAATCTTAATTAAATTTAACCATACTTTTCAATTTATCACTACCAATACCTTCAATAGACTCTGGACTAACTTCCATAAACCAAACATCACCATTTTCATAAGCTTCTTGGTCACCAGAATCAATATCATTACTGTTATTTAAATAACTAGCCATAGCACCTAATAGTTCACCTTGATCAATATAACTCTTCCAATCGTTTATAGCGACCATATATCGACCATCCTCATCTTCATCTTCTTCTTGAGGTATATCTAAAAAGTCAGATAACTCATCATATATATCATATTTACCATCAGTGATAGCTTCATTAATAGTGTAATAATATTTACCACTAGATTTATCCATCAATAGCATCTCATCCCCATCATAACCAACACCAACAATGTCACCCTTAACGTACTCACCCTGTCTAGTACTACCACCATCATCATTCCATGGGGCGCTAGGATCTGCGTCAGCTCCAGCTGGGTAGTTATAATTATCGTACTCTTCAACCTTATCGGCTAAACTCTCGAATATGTTTTTTAACTGATCTTCAGATATCTGTTCTTTAGTATCATTTTTAGAAGACTTCTTATTTTCTAAAATACTCTTCATTTGAGATTCAGTTATTTTATAGATTTTCTTACCCATAATGTTTTATTTATAAATATACTCTTATTTCATTAAATTCTGGAACTCGTAAATATTATTCGGTAACTTACTTAAGTACTCAAAACCATAGAAAGCACTCATATTAGTATGCTGACGTATACTACTGTTTATAACCAATGATTTATGGCTGTAACTATTCACGACACTCTGTGCAGCGTAACCACAAACAATGTACTCGGTATCGGTAACTCTACATATAAAAAAAGATTTACTGTAAATAGGGTAATAGAAGATAGGGAACTCACCCATGTTAAATCCGATAACATCAACCCACCTACCACTATACCTTCTAAATTGATCAATAACTGGGGTTTCCATATCATCATAGTTAATAATAGGGAAATCTATTGCTTTAGATATTGCGGTTATTTCACAAACCAAATTGAATATCTTTCTATATTTATCCTTATCCGACACCAATTCATGAACCCCCAAATCTTTGAATATCAATTTCTTTATATAGGAGACACAGTTATGCACGTCCTTATCACCCAAGACCACTTTTTTGAAATTATGTTCTTGCTCACCGAAAACTTCATCGAATTTTAATATACTCATAGGACAAAAGTAGAAAAAAGTTTGTTTTAAAACAAATAATTATTTAAGTTTGTCCCATGGAAAATAAATACACTAAAGAACAATTGAACTTTATAGAGTTCGGTGGACCAGAATCGGTTATATTATCAGCAACTGCTGGTAGCGGAAAGACACACTCTACTGTAGGTAGGTTAAACCATTTGTTAGAAAATGGTGTTGATCCATCAAGAATTATATTCTTTTCATTCACAAACGATGCCGTTAATGAATTAAGGAATAGAATAGATGGTCAGGTTAAGATAACCACTATACATAGTTTTACCAGCAGTGTGTTAGGTAAGTTAGGTAAATTCAAACCTATCGTAACTTTTTATGATTTTATTTCGTGGTATAGAGATAATATGAAACCATCTTTTAAAGAACCAAAATCAGTAAGAGAACAATATTACGGTAACCTAGAGAGGTTTTATGAGGACGGTAGTAGTATATCATCAAGTTTCTCATCATATAAATTACAATTTTACGATGGTGTTAAGTCCCCTAAACCAAATTTCTACGAATATTACACAGCTTTCTTGAAAGCTACTAATAGTAGGGACTTTTCTGATATGTTAATTGATACCGAAAAATTATCTAAAGACCCAAACCACAAAGGTTTCTTTAATGGTATGTACGACTACATATTTATTGATGAGTACCAAGACACCTCAACTTTACAAATGAAGATATTATTAGCTATAAACGCTAAACAATACTATATAATAGGGGATAAAAACCAATCGATATACGGCTTCTCTGGAGCTAATTGTAGTAAGATAGAGTCATTACTTAAAGAAAAGAAAACTGTTGTAGAGTTAACCCTAACCAAGAACTTTAGGTCACATAAAAAAATAGTGGAGAATGCTAATAAGTATAGTTCATTAGAAGCTATACCAGAATCTAAAAATGATGGGTTTGTTGATGATAAGTTTATAAACAAAACTAAGTTATTCAGTATGATGGGTGACGGCAAACCATTAACAGTACTAGCTAGAACCAACAAGGTCATAAAAGATATAGAAAAGAGATGTTTTAAGAAAAAGTTACCCCTAAAATACTTCAACTATCTAACTAAAACCGATATAGACAGAATAACCAAAGGTGATATGACTGATTCTATTAAAAAGAAAATAAGAGACATCCTACCCTATTACGGTAAAGATGTAAATCAGTTACTAGAATTCATAGAATCTAATAAAGACTCCGAAGTCTTTATAACCTCAATACATAAAAGCAAGGGTCGTGAATTCCCTAGATGTGTTGTAGTAAACTCGTCAGATCCAGAAATGTTACTAGAGCACGGTAGTATGACTCATGATTTAGACGAATACTCATTTATAACCAATGATGGATTACTTATTGAGGAGAGTAGGAACGTACACTACGTTGCCGTCACAAGACCTAAAGAGGAATTGTATTTTATGATATACGATGATGTATAAAAAGAAAAACCACCATTATTTAATGGTGGTTTTTTCGTTGTTTAATTTTTATTTTATGAATTAATAATGGTTTTCATTCTATTAATGGATTCATAAACAGCCCCAGACTCTATATCATCATAGTTCTTCATAGCCATTTCACCATCTTTTTCATCCTCCATTTGTTTAATCATTTCTTCGATCTCATCGATACCTTCACTAGCTTTATTAGAGAAGTCAGTTAGCTTATCATAAGCTCTTTTAAGCCAATCCTTTACAGAACCAAACCAATTAGTAATCGCTCCTTCATATACCTTAGAACCGTCTATAGTAAGTTTACCCTTAACTTTACCAGCAACTTTAGACTCCTCTAAAATTTGGTTCAGTACTTTTTTGGTATTTTCATTTACTTTAGTCAAAGCTGTATCAAACGCCTGTTTATAAGAAGTGGTAAGTCTTTCTGATTGCTGAGTAATCTCAACTAACAAACCATCTAATTCAACCTTAAGTTTTTTACCTGGATCAACCTGACCATCAAACATAGCCATAACCTCTGGTACTAATTCGCTTTTAGTAGCCTCCAATTCAGATACAGACTCTTTGTATAAAGCTAGAGCTTCATCCAATTTGATTTGTATATCCTTTAATTCGTTTATTTTATTCTTAATGGATTCCTCCATATTTGGGTTAAAAACTTCGTTAATCTCCATAATAATGTCTTGTATTTCTATATAAATATAAACCTTTTAAATAAAAGTTTAATATATATAATAAAGAGTGTGTTATGACGTATTTTTACAACAAATCAGACGAAAAGAAAGAAGCTATCGGTGTGGTTAATATTAATGATAGTAGATTAGAAGCCGCTAAATACTTCGCTAAAATAAAGAGATTACCTTTAAAGGATTTTCTTAAGATATTCTCTGTAGAAAAAAATATTAAAAAATAATTATGGTATTAAAAATAGGTTCTAGAGGTCAAGAGGTTAAAGAGTTGCAAGAATTCTTAGACATAAAAAGTGATGGTGTATTCGGGAAAGTAACGCACAAAGCTGTAGAAGAGTGGCAACATAAAAATGGGTTACTTACAGATGGTATTGTGGGGCCAATAACCATGTACGCAATGGGTTTCGCTACAACTGACAACCAAGAAACAGTATACACTACCCCTAACGGGTTAATAGTCAACCGACACTTCTTACCAGAGGGAGAATACAAAGAAGGTCCAATAAACGCAGAATATGTATTCCTACACCATACAGCTGGATGGAATAACCCTTATAAAACCATTGATAATTGGGGTAGAGACAAGAGAGGTGCTATAGGTACCGAATTTGTTTTAGGTGGTCAGAAGATTACTGATGGTAATTCTGATTATGACGGTGTTATGGTCCAAGCATTCCCTGAAGGTAATTACGGTTGGCACTTAGGTAAAAACGGTTCTCAACACATGCATGTAAATTCAGTCGGTTTAGAGGTTAATAATTTTGGTTACCTCAAAGACGGTAAGACATATGTTGGTACTAGAGCTCACGAATCACAGATTGTTACCCTGGCAAAACCATTTAAAGGGTATAAACAATGGCATAAATATTCGGATGATCAAATAGAAGGTATTAGGTTATGGGTTTTATGGATTGGTGAAAGAGACGGTATAGATATTAGAGAAGGGTTACCTAAATGGGTTAAAGAAAAGGGTGCAGACGCATTCGAATTTAATTCAGATGCGTATTATGGTAAAGTTAAAGGTCTTTTAACACACACTAACACGAATAAAGGTAAATTTGATATGTTCCCACAGCAGGAGTTATTAGATATGTTAGTTAGTCTGTAAATTATTTATCATAAGTTAGAATATTACATCTATTTTTATTAGTTTTGTTATATGGGATTTAATAAAACATATATAGGACTAAAAAACATCATAGATAATAAAGATGATTTAAAAAGGGTATTTAATCGAAATTCAAATGTTTACATATTTAGTGATAGCACCTCTAATTTAATATACGAACTATACCTTAAATCTGAATTTAAATTAATTGATAGTATTATAGAAAAATCATGTAGTTAAGGCTTTGATGATATATTTATCTAAAAACAAAACAACATGAATTTAAACGCTTCAGAGTTCCTTAAAGACTTACAGGTAGAACTAGAAAATATATTACACGAATACATTTCAAATTTAGAGGAGATACCACCAGATCAATTTAAATATGATGTAACAGAATCTATATTAGGTAAAATTAGTGGCGCTCTATATGAAATAGATACAATATTATCCGACTTAGAAAGTGGTTACTACTCAGAATTTTTAGACAATAACGACGAGGACTCTTACGGTTCCGATAACGACTATTAATATTTTAAAGTAATGAATGTAGGTATAACATTAAATGTTCAAAAAGAAGGATCTCTATTCTCAAATGGGTTAAAGCAAAACTGTCTTATGCTATACGATGTGTTCGATAGAATAGAATCTGTAACCAAAATATATATAATTAATACAAACCCAAAACTTAAAGATGAAGAGTTAAATAAGATTTCATGGATTAAGAATTATAATATATTAGGATGGGATAAAAATACTAAAGATAATATAGATGTACTAATAACTTTAGATACAGTACCATCAGAAAAAGATATTAAATTCTTTAAAAGTGGTGGTAATAAAAAGGTGGTGGGTTATAAAGGTGGGAATACCTTTGTTATGCACATGGAGAATATATTATTTAATGGTAGATTTGGTAAAAAAGATGAACCTAATCACGGGGTGGTGATATCAGAACTATTTGATGAAGTTTGGATGGTACCCCAACAAGAATTCCATAACAAACAATACTTTGAAATAACTCATAATTGCGAGGCCAAGTCAGTACCTTTTGTATGGTCACCTAAATTCGTAGAAGAATTAGCACCTAAAGTAACTAAAGATGGTTTAACACCATTTTTTGATGATAAGGAGTTCGACAAATGGAAAATAGCCTCAATAGAACCAAATCTAAGTGTTTTAAAGAACTTACTACCAATAATACACTCTTGTGAGTATGCTTACAAAATAAACCCAGAAGCGATACAAGAGGTTAGTATAACAAATGCAACTAAATTAATTAAAAACGAAACTTTAATTGACATAGTTAAAACATTTCAACTACACAAAGATAAAAAAATTATATTCGATCATAGATACAATATAGTTTACCTATTATCTAAATATGCTGATATGATAGTATCAAATCAATGGGGTAACGCTCTTAATTACGCTTATTTAGATACAGTATATTTTGGTACACCACTAATACATAATGCACACCTATGTAAAGATATCGGTTATTATTATGAAGATTTTAATATTAAAGACGCTGGTGACTTAATATTAGAAGTTATAGATAAGAGAAAGTCCGATAAAGATTATACAGAAAGAAATAGAGAAATAATAAAGAGGTATACTATTGATAATCATGTTATGATAGAACAATATGAGTTACTACTTAAGAATCTATTTGAAAAAAACGAAATCGACGGTAAGAGTTACGATTGGAAAACCAACACACTTAAATAGTGTTATTAAATACTGTATCTATCGATCAAACCACAATCATTCCGTAAAATTTAAACAAAAAAAAAGGGTGGAATTTCTCCCACCCTTATTATAGTCTATTTATTTAGTCTATTATTTTCCGTCAGCTGGGTATTCAGTAACATAAGCAACCGCTTTGTTTACCGCTAATAATACACCTACACCTGTAGATAACATATATACTTGAGCAGACTCACCTTCTTGAAGGATTAGTTCAGCAGTACCATAAGGGTTACCAAATAGTTGGTTGAATCTAACTATAAATTCAGATGATCCAGTACTATCACCAGCTAAATCAGCTATAACTATAGTACTAATAGTACCAGCAGTAGCAGCAGTAAAGTCGATGTTCCCGTTAGTTACAGCAGGCGCGTCAACGACCATTATAGCTTCAGCAGAACCAACAACCACATATGATGCACCAGTTATATCAAGCTTATTACCGTCGAATATATATCTTGGGTTCTCAGCTAAATACTCTACGTCATCAATGTTACCTTGTAATACTGTATCAGCAGAAGCTCTAGCAACTAATTCAGTTGATAATGCAGCGTCGTTAGACGTTTCATAATCAGATAAGTCACCAGCAACAGCGTCGATGTTATCTTGTAATACAACATCAGCAGAAGCTCTAACAACTAATTCAGTAGACAAGTTATCTTCGATAACT